ATGCAACTGATGCGCGCCGTGAAGTTCTGGCCTCTGCTCTGAATGATGCAACCGGTCAAGAATGGGCTGCTCTGGGTTCTGGTCTGGCTCGTCAGATTAGCGAAGAAGCCAGCCGTCAAGGTTTCTTGCGTCGTATCGCCCAAGGCCAGACCCTGCGCCAAGGCGAAGTACCTCGTGTACCTATGCCCGCACATGACAGCATTGCTATCGTAGCAACCTCTGCCTCATCTGTCGGTTACCAGACCATTCGCCAGCGTGTATTCACTCCGGACGAGTTCGAGATTCAGGCTAACGTACGCGTTGAAAACCTGGACATTGAACAAGTGAACGGCGACCTGTTGGAGCACGCCTACAATGACGGCCTGCAAGCCATGATGGTTGCGGAAGATCGCCTGTGGAAAGATGCTGCCGACAAGACTGTTGGTGTTGTTAACGATCTGGAATACATTGCCGGTGAACTGACTACCCGTAACCTGGGTAATCTGCGTCAAGCCGTAGCTCGTTGGAACCTGCCGGTTAATACCGCGCTGATCTCTAACGATTACTGGGCAGACATTATCGGTTCCAGTGACTTTGCCGCATTCCTCGATCCCATCACCAAGTATGACTTGGCGTTGAATGGTCAGATCGGTACTCTGGTAGGTATGCAACTGTTGACTGACGCATTCCGTCAGCCCAACCAGAAAGTCATGGGCGCAGGCGAAATCTACATCGTTGCCAGCCCAGAAAATCACGCAGCATACTCAACTCGTGGTGGCATTCGTTCTACTCCGACTTCAGGCGCCAACGCTGGTAACAGCACACGCGGATGGTTTATGACTGAGCCATTTTCCTTCGTTTTGGCTAACAGCCGTTCAGTGGCGAAAGGCAAGCGGGTTTAATCTCCTCTTCGGAATGTAGTAGTGTAAGAGTAAAGAGTGTTGTGAGGACAAGGCCGGCCAGCCCTGTCGTTTCCCCTGAAACGACTAACTCACAGCACTCTCCTTTATTCAGGGGAACAGCCACATGCGAAACGATTTTTATGTCTATGCCCTTCTCGATCCGAGAAAGCCAGGCACATACTTATACGGTAATCTTAAACTCGACTACGAACCTTTCTACATCGGAAAAGGTTGCGGCAAAAGAGCTTACTCGCACTTCAAAGTCAATCCCTCGAAAGTATATAACAGTTGGAAGCGTAGAAAAGTGATCCGCATTCAGGATATCACCGGAAGTGATCCACTTGTTAAGCTGATAAAGAGTGACGTTGTTGAAGCCGAAGCTTTTAGACTCGAAACCAAAGCAATACGTCTGATCGGTAGAAAAGGTAAAGGCCCGTTAACAAACTTAACTGACGGCGGCGAAGGTATCTCCGGGTTTAAGCATTCTAAAAAGACTAAGGTAGAAAAGAAGCACTTCTTTAGTAACGTGCAAAGACAGTCGATGGCCAAAGACGAGTTAGATAATTGGTACTCGAATATATCTAAGGGTCACGCACGTAGAACTCCAGAAGAACGCGCAGCACTCACCATCAAGCATAGCAAGATTCAACGTACTTTGCCTGTTGATGTTGATAAAAAGCGCCGTGCTAAGTTGTCGAAGTCTAGTAAGAGTTACCGTAGTCGAATGAGTGCATCCCAGTTGGCGATAGAGTCCACAACGCTATCGAATGCGCAGACTGATTATTGGTCTAACGTATCGCCCGTTGAGCGCCAGTCCAGAGGTGATGCAATCCGTAAAGGGTATGAGTCTAAGCCACGCTCGGAAGTAGAAGCTAAGAACCAGAAGATAGCATACGCCATTCGGCAGAAACATGCCGAAGCCTCTCAGTTCGATAAAAGAATGCGAAGCTTTAATGTGATGGTAGGTGTGATGCTGCGCAATGCCTTGAACAACGGTTCGGTTGATCCTAGTATTGTTGCTAGTATCAAAGACCGACTGAAAGCATCTGCTGTTAAATTCTGGACGGAAGACTGTAATTTGATACGTGAACCTAAAGTATTACGCGAAAGGGTTCGCCAAGTTATCACGTCTTACGCGTAGGCATAAAAATCGTTTTGTGTGTTGGCTGTTTCTCACACTTTTACATTCCACCGACAGGGATTCTGTCCTACACCCGTTTCTTAAAGAATCGGTGATACTCCTTAGTTACGTTGTCCGCCCGGGCTGCGTTTCTAAAGGGTGTCGTGTACTGAGGAGATAACCCATGAATAAAGCGCGTGACCTTGTTGCTCTGGCTATCATGGCCTTTCAAAAGGGTGAGTATGATGCAGCCGCCAAGTTCTTTACGTCCGCTGTGGGTTCAGATGATCTTAGTCAATTCGTAGACGAAGTTACCAAAAACGTACCGCGCGCTGCCCGTACTGGGCACGTACCGGAAACAGAAAACACTTTAGCTCCTTCAATCGCCAGCGGTAGAGAACTATCTAGCATAGTAGACTACATGGAGAAACGATTTAGGGCAGAGAGTTCGATGTTGGACGAAGGTGACGAAGAGGTAGAAGTTCGCGCCTCGTACGATGACGACAAAGATTTCTTGGAAGCTATGGCAGGAGAAGACCGCTACTCGTTAGAGGACGACTCCGAAGACCCCAATGACCTTGAAGAGGAAGAAAACCTCGAAGAGGACTCTGAGGAGTTTGATGCTGAGGTGACCGACACTGACCCTAAGGGAACGAAAGAATCGGAGCTAGTAATAACCGCTTCGGCTGGCCCTGTGCGAATCAAGTAACGGAATCCTCCTCTGGGTTATGCCCTCAGGGGGATTTTTTTGTTTATAACATAAGGAGCTTGACCGTGTCGGCAAAGGGACAAGGCTTTGATCTACTGGCTTCAGTTAAGAACGTGCAAACGCCTTTATTTCTTTCGCTCGTTGGTTTTAGAAAGAGTATATCACGCCATCTCGGTCTAAAGACATTGCCGTTTATCATGCACGATAATACTAAGGCCGTGATACGCCGGGAGCAGGATGCGGAATTTCCGTACGGATACTTTCGTCTCAACTCTTTCGAAATAACTAAGGATGCGCAAGCAAACAAAATCCTGCGGCGTCATGGCTCAACAATGACGATAGACCAGGTAACGAATGCTACAATATCGAAAGGCTATTTATTTCCTTGCAGCCTTTCGGTAGAACTACACTTCATGCATAACGAACCTCATGAGGTTTTGAACCTGATCGAGAAGTGCGCAATACTGGGAGCAGTAGACGGCTTCTCTTTCACCGTCAGTATGCCGGGCTCTTCCGACTGGGTTGTGGGTGTTATAATGGAAGAGGGACCTGTCGAAGTTCCACAAGTAGAACTGGAGAACGAATCCGACGCTGCCGCTTTTGATATTACTCTCCGTTTCACACTGAAGACACGCGCAGGTGTTGTGAAGAACGTGCCAAAAATAAACAATGAAGGTACTGTTACACGTAACATAGGTGTAGCAGGTGCTGCAACAGAGAATTTTGATTCGAGAGGCCGCCCATGAGTACATTTCGATCAGCGCACCGGACCGTAGTAACCGAGATAAAGGCGTTTATCGTAGACACTGTATCCCGCTCAGGCGTGTTTCGCCAAAGCGTTAGCTCTCGCGTACCTGATGACGCTGAGTTGAAAACGCAGGACGTAAACGTTAGTAAAACTCGTTATTTTGATCTGGACGAAGTGCGCGGCGCGGTAGGCATACTTACACCTGAGCCCGTACGTATCGCTATCACACAGTTGCGAGACCTTGATGTTCAAGAACCGCCCTCTGTAGAGCCTCCCACTTACACTCTAGCCATACTCCAGCTGGGCCAAACTCTACTGGCAGGTGACGCCCTTACTATCACGCTTATAGACCCTGATCTTGACCAAGTGATCAAACAGGCTCAAGTTACTGTGTATAACGAGGAAACAGGCGAGACTAACACAGCAACTTTGTTACGTGCGGATACTCGGACCTTTGTAGGTAAAATCCATACCGTCAAATCGTTCTTGAAAGGCATAGACTTTAACGGTGTGACCAACGTTGAGCACAATCAAACCTTACGTGTTATCTATAGGGATCGTTTGACTCCTTTTCCCAATGATATTGACGTAGTGGCTTCAGTCGTTGCTGAATCGCCCTTCGTGGATTCTATAATAACGTCTTTACCTTTCGTATTTCCTGATCGCAGCATTCCCGTTCTTATAGAGGATGCAGATATTTCAGGACAAGGAATCGCTCATGCTACTGCAACTAATCTACGCACAGGCGAAGTAGAAACAATAGCGTTAACCGAAAGTCTGCCTGGAATCTTTAGTGGGCAGCTACCTACCCGCACAGAGTTTTCGCCGCGTTCGGAAGACGCTGTTATGGACGTTGTCCGCGATGATCAAATTAATCTCACGTTCACGGAGTTAAACTCAGTCACTAACTCCACCAAAACGCATGTAGTGCTTGTTCGTTCTCCACATCCTATCGACGGTGTGTTGTTTGGTCCAGAAATCGCGCAGCCTGATACAGTCGTACGGATAGAACTGGACGACTACAATGCTGCCGGGACTGAAACTATTACTATACCAATTTCTAACCTACGCACTGGCAAGTACGTACTGGTTCAATTTACCGAAAACGTGCCAAACACAGGACAGTTTACAGGCAGTTTAACGCTGACTAGCTTCTCGCCGAATGCCTCACGCGAGCTGATTGTTTTGGAAAACGATACGGTACAAGCAGTGTACATAGATAACAACTCAACTTCGGGTTCTATACGTCGAGTAGAGCACAACATTCAGATAGGCCCAACGCAGGTGTCGCCTGCGCCTACATCCGACGACACTACTATTGAAGTGCCTAATACTGCTCAAGTGAACAGTACGGTTGAAATGGTA